CTTTTTACTAAATACTATTAGATCAAAGAAACGGTATGCGCCTTGGGTAAAGGCAGATAAGTTGAAAGATTTAGAGTATGTAAAAGAGTATTTTGGTTATAGTAATGAAAAAGCAAAGGCCGCTCTAAAGATACTTGATAATGAACAGATAACCACTATTAAAAATAGTTTGAATAAAGGTGGAAGAAAATGAATGAAATTGAGTGGCATCCAGAAAAGATGTTGGAAGTAAAACTAAAAGAACCAGACGACTTCCTAAAGGTTCGTGAGACCTTGTCTCGTATTGGAGTGGCATCTCGTAAAGAGAGAAAACTATATCAGTCTTGCCATATCCTACATAAACAAGGAAAATACTACATTGTCCATTTCAAGGAACTCTTTGCCCTTGATGGTAAGGACACTAATCTAAATGAAAACGATATTTCAAGACGCAACTCAATTGCCGGACTTTTAGGTGATTGGGGGTTAATTGAAATCGTAGGTGATGCAGAACCAAAAGCACCACTATCACAAATTAAAGTGATCGCCTTCAAAGAGAAGGATGAATGGATTTTAGAAACAAAGTATAATATCGGTAAGAAGAGAGAACAATAATTGGCACAGTCTTTTTCAGATTTCATTATTGAAGAAACAGTAAGTGATTATAAGGTAATCATCCTATCAGGCGAAAAGGGTGATAAACTTACAACTGCACAGAAGTTTGAGAAACAAGCAAAGAAATTAGGTTTGCAAGTTTTCCTTTCAGACTTCAAAGGTGCAACTGTAACTTTTGATGATGGTAAGTATTCTATCAAAAACAAAGAAAGTAGTATGGAATTTGTTTCCAACAAGACTGTTGTTTTTGTTAGAGGGACGCCTTCACGAGATAGTCATCTCGACTTGATTTCTGAACTAGAAAGAATTGGTTGCACTTGTATTAACAGTAGAACCACTATTAGCATTTGTGCTGATAAGTATCGTAGTTATGTTCGACTAAAAGACTTTAGACTGAACCAGCCTAAAACAGTTCTTGTTCCTACAGAAGATGATGTGGAAACATCACTAGAAGAATTAGATACAAAGTTTCCTATCATTATGAAAACTCTTAGAGGGGCTGGTGGTGTTGGAGTTCTCTTCATTGAATCCAAACGTGCATTAGATTCATTGGTACAGTTGATTTACAAACAAGACCCAGAGACAGACATTCTTATTCAAGAATATATTAAAACAGATTTTGATGTTCGTGTTATTGTTCTTGGAGATGAAGTTCTTGGAACAATGAAACGAGAAGTCGTAGAAGGCGACTTCAGAAGTAATTACACACAAGGTGCTGGAGTAAAATCATACGAGTTGTCTGAAGAAGAAACTCAAGAATGTTTGATTGCTGCAAAAGCAGTTGACGGTGATTTTGTTGCAGTCGATTTTATTCCATACAAAGGTAAACCTTATTTTCTAGAAGTAAATAGTTCTCCTGGCACTGATGGTATTGAAGAAGCAAACTCTGGATTGAACATTGCTAAAAAAGTTCTAGAACATTACAAATTAGAAAACAATAGATATTCTGTTCCTATCAGATGTGGATATCACGAGATGGTTGATATAAAACCTTTTGGTGAGATTGAAAGTAAGTTTGATACAGGAAACAGTGCTCTTTCAGTCCTACACGCTGAGGACTTTAAGACAAACGGAAACAAGATTACATTTACTCTTAAAGGTAAAACGATTACAACTGACCTTGTAAAAGAGTATAAAGCAAGAACAGGTGGTGGTACAGATTCCAGACCAGTAGTTCAATTAGATACGGAATTCATGGGGCACAGTTATCAGTTCATGTTCGGCCTCGATGATAGAAGTGATATGGGAACTGATGTTCTTTTGAATAGGTTTGCTATGAACATGATGAATGTGATGGTAGACCCTCAGAAGAAATTCATTATAACAACAGCAAAGGAAATAGATAATGACACTACTTAATGCTATCAAACAACATAACGAAGGTAAGATTGCACTACATAAAGCAAACATTGCAGTATACCTAAAGAACCCTGCTGGTATTGGAGAGCATTCTGATATCGCAGAAGCAGTAGAAACAGAACTAATGAAGATTGCCAATGCACAAGATATCATTGACATGATTGAAAGACACTTTGCCTCAGAGGATCAACTGCCTCTTCTTTAATAAAACTATTGACAAATCCCCCTAATGGTGGTATATTTACATAATGAAGTTTTACACACATATCGCCCAATGGGGTAATCAATTACTTGTTCGTGCTGTAGAGAATGGGGTTCGTAGTAACTACAAAGTTAAATACGAACCCACTCTCTATGTGCCTGTTCAAAAAGAAACAGGTTGGAAAACATTGGAAGGCAATAATGTTGCACCAATGAAATTCCTCACAATCAAAGAAGCAAAAGAATTCGCATCTCAATATGAGAATCAGACGTACCTAGTGTGCGGCATGACACAATTTCCTTACACTTATCTTTCAGAAACCTATCCAGAACAAATCATTTTTGATTCCAAACAACTAAAAATTATCACAATTGATATTGAGGTTGAGTGTGAAAATGGTTTTCCTAATGCTGATCAAGCAGCAGAACCAATGCTGTCAATCACTGTTAAGGATCATCAAAAAAACACAATCACAGTTTGGGGATTACACGATTACAAAAACACAAGAGAAGATGTTCAATACATTCAGTGTCAAACTGAACGTGAACTTCTAGCACAGTTTCTTGCTTGGTGGGAAAGTGATCATCCAGATATCATTACTGGTTGGAATACTGAGTTCTTTGATTTGCCTTATATCTGTAACCGTATCAACTCTCAAATGGGTGAGGAAGCTATGAAACGTCTTTCGCCTTGGGGGATTGTAAGTGCTAAGATGGTCAACTCTGGATTTGGACGTAAGGATCAAGTTTATGAGATTATGGGTATAAACAACCTAGATTATCTACAACTCTATAAAAAGTTCACATACTCAAATCAAGAATCTTATCGTCTAGATCATATTGCATTTGTTGAACTTGGCCAGCGTAAAGATGAGAATCCATATGAAACATTTCGTGATTGGTACACAAAAGACTATCAATCATTTATTGATTATAATATTCTTGACGTTGAATTGGTAGATAGGATTGATGAGAAGATGAAACTTATCGACTTGCTTCTTACTATGACGTATGAGGCAAAGGTTAATATGTCTGATGCATTTACCTCTGTTAAATATTGGGATGTTCTAATCTATAATCATTTGTTAAAACGCAAGATTATTATTCCATCTAAAACTAAATCGGAAAGTAAGGGTGACAAGTATATTGGTGCTTATGTTAAAGATCCACAAGTTGGGCAACACAAATGGGTTATGTCTTTTGACTTGAATTCTCTGTATCCACACTTGATTATGCAATATAATATTTCACCAGAAACTTTGCTTCCTAAAACTATGGGATTTGACAAAGATAAATCTGTCAATGAGTTGTTACAAAAACAACACGACCTTTCTCCACTAAAGGCTGCAAGTGTAACTTGTACACCAAATGGTGCATTGTTTAGAACCAAGACGCAAGGATTCTTGCCTGAGATGATGCAAGAAATGTACAATGATCGTACTATCTACAAGAAGAAGATGCTTGACGCAAAACAAAAGTATGAGGATACAAAAGACCCCAAGTACTTAAATGATGTATCTCGTTATCATAACATTCAGATGGCACGAAAGATTTCTTTGAACTCTGCTTATGGTGCGATTGGTAATGAGTGGTTTCGGTATTATGATTTAAGGATTGCAGAAGGCATTACAACTTCTGGACAGTTATCTATTCGGTGGATTGAAAATGCATTAAATGGATACTTAAACAAACTGCTAAATAGTGAGGGTAAAGATTATGTTATTGCGTCAGATACGGATTCAGTATACATTGGGTTTGACAAACTTATTGATAAGGTGCTTAAAAAGAGAACAGATGAGTCGGAGGATAGCTATCGCAGCAGGGCCGTTGACTTCCTTGATAGAATTGCTAAAGAGAAAATTGAACCTTTTATTGATAAGAGTTATCAAGATCTTGCTTCGTATGTAAATGCATACGACCAAAAGATGCAAATGGCACGAGAAGTGATTGCTGACAAGGGTATCTGGACTGCAAAGAAAAGATACATTCTTAATGCTTGGGATGTAGAAGGTGTTCGTTACCATGAACCACAACTCAAGATTATGGGAATTGAGGCGGTGAAGTCTAGTACGCCTGCACCGTGTCGTGACAAGATTAAAGAAGCACTGAAGGTTATCATGTCTGGAACAGAGAAAGATGTAAACAACTTCATTCAAGAGTTTCGTGAAGAGTTTATGAAACTGCCTCCAGAAGAGATTGCGTTTCCTCGTTCTGTGAATGGTATTGCAAAGTGGAGTAGTGGTTCTAACATCTTTCAATCTGGAACGCCCATGCACTGTAAAGGGGCTATCCTATATAATCACTTTGTTAAGAAACAAAAACTTTCTGGCAAGTACCCTCTTATTCAAGAGGGAGAGAAGATTAAGTTTCTTAATATGAGAACACCCAACCCAATGCAGTCGAATGTTATTTCTTTTATTACTAAATTACCAAAAGAACTTGACATTCACAAGTATTTGGATTATGATATGCAGTTCGATAAAGCATTCGTTGAACCTCTAACATTTATCTGTAATCAGATTGGTTGGAAGATTGATCGTTCTTATGGAACACAAACAACACTTGAGGATTTTTTTGGATGATACTAGAACGAGATGATGCGATATATGCCGCTACAAAGTTGATGAACTACTTCAAAGACTTTGAAAGGATTGATGATTACTTTCGTGCTAGAAAGATTGAACGTGTAAAGAATATTCCTGCTCCATTGCCTGGCTTTGGATTGGAAGATGATATGTTTCAGTCTTATGATATGCATCCAGAAGATATGAACTTTTCTATTGTACAAGTTCCATCACAAACCTTTGACACTATGTTGGAGAAGGTTGCATCATTTTCCCCAGATAATGCGCCGGGCAAAGAGATGAAACTAGTTGTTAAGGAAACAACTACAAATACTGTGGTGGGATTTATCAAACTAGGTTCACCACTAATCAATTCTAAACCTCGTAATGATTATTTGGGTGGTGTTCCAGATTTGCCTATCTTCAACAAACGTGCTATCATGGGATTCAACATTGTTCCTGTGCAACCATTTGGATACAACTATCTTGGTGGTAAACTGATGGCTGCAATCTGTAACTCTCATGCAGTTCGTAGAATGCTAGACACAAAGTATGACACTGAGTTCTGTTTATTTGAGACAACGAGTTTATATGGAAATCTAAAAGGAGCTTCTATGTATGATGGGATGCGTCCATATCTAAGATACAAAGGCGATACTCAATCTAAGTTTCTATTAACACTTGGAGAAGAAATTTATTTTGAGATGCGTGATTGGTTTACTGAAAAGAATGGTGGTGAAGACTTAATACATAAAGGTGCTTCATCTCGCAAACTAAAAATGCAGACAAAGATTGTTGGTGTTATCAAAGCAAGTTTGAAAGAGCATGATACAAAAGCATATGAATTGTTTACTGTTGCTATGGAAAAAGCTGGTGGAGTAACAACTCAGAAAAGATTCTACATGGGTGAGTATGGATACTCTAATGCAAAAGAAGTTTTACTTGGTAAAGAAAAGGTATTGACAAAAGCAGAAAACTATGATAGATTTGAACTTGATAATATCGTTACATGGTGGAAAAAGAATGCCACTAAACGATATAACAAGATGATTGCAGAAGGCAAGGTTCGTACAGAACTAGAAGTCTGGAATCAAGATACTATGAATAAAATTGACATTATTCGATAAAACATCTTGACATTGTTCTTAGAACATGGTACATTATATATAAATCAACTAATCAATACGAGGATATTATGAGAGAACTTGAAGTAAAAATCATTGACGGTAAGACTTGTGTTAGAGCAAAAGACCTAAAACCAAATCCTACAAATGAAAAGATTTATGACCAATCTGCTGTTGCTGATATAGCGGCATCATTTAGAAATAGAACCAAAAAAGGTTTGATGCCAAATATACAACCAGTAACATATTGGCATTGTGGAATGATTGATGTTGGACATACTAGGACACTTGCTGCCATAGAGGAAGATGTTGAGTGGATTTGGGCAGTACCAAGTGATTCTCCTGTTCCAAATGAGGAAGCACCATATGATGAAATAACTCATACTTTGGATGGTAACATTGTTAGACAAAAAGTTTGGAGTGTTAAACTTGGTGAATATCAGGCAGCTAAAGATGCATATAAAGAACAATTTGGTCTTGATATGCCTAAGGTTGAGAAAGATCGTGTCCTAAAAAGAATTGGGATGTCCTCTAAGTCTGCAAAATATCTAGAAGAAATCATGCACTATGAACCAGACTTGATGCAAGTCGTTGATAATGGTGGTGGTATAGAACATAATTGGAAACTTGCTACTGGGCAGTTAAGTGCAAATGTAACTCCTGCTAAAAAGAATGGAATGAACCTTGCTTCATTATTTGATGATAAAAGAGTTCAAAGTAAATTGGTGACTACTGCAATTAAATATGCAAAAGATTTTAGAGAATTATCTATGAAGTTTGATGATTTCGATGTCTCACCTTTTTCTTTTGATGAATGTGGTAAATGGGAGTCTGGTGCTTTTACAACATTTTTGAGTCATACTTTTATGAGTTCTATGGCAGGAGTTCTTAAAGAGATGGGATATAATATAAAAACAGCAGATGGTCATAGAGATGATGCAGATATTTTGTTCAAAGATGAAAAAGAACAAATTGAAATTAAATGCACACAATTCAATGGTCATGGTGCTGCTACAAAATGGAGTGGTGGTAAAAATATCAGAGAGGGTAAATATCTGTTAGTTGCACATGATGTTGACTTTCAAAACATCTTTGTTGCCTTTTCCTCTTTAGATGTTAATGATTGGGGTAATCCAGACATTAACAATAAAAAAACTATGAAACTTAGTGATTGGTATATGAACCATAAAGATGATAAGGATTTGCAAATCTGGAAAGGTAATGTGCAGAATATAAAAACTAATAAAATGAAAGAAGGACAAGTACAGATGATGTTGTCGCCAGTCAATGAACCT